CTTGAGACAACTAAGAAGTTTCAATCTAAAGTTTCGAAATACAACGAAGACAATGATTTAGTTGAAGTTGATGGTTTTTTAATGCCGAAAAGACTACTTAATAGTGAAAGTGATAGAGTGTGTCCAACATGCTCAACTTACTCTTTCGATAAGGGTGATGATTTTTATATGCACAAATATGAATGTTGTCAAAACTGTTTTATACAGTACGTTGATGGAAGAGAAGAAAGATGGCAGTCCGGATGGCGCCCAAACCAACAGGAGAATTTAAATGACTAGATACGGAAAACCAATTAAAAATACTCGAAAAATAGATCCAAGATACTTTCTAAACGAAGGGGTAATGCCCGCAGGATTTGTTGAGGTTAGCAGAATGGGTGACGAAGACGAAAAGAGGGCAGCAGAAGATTTAGACTCAATGCAGTATACATTTGCCAATATCGATTCTGAATATCCAACTCTGGTTGTAAAAGATGAAAGCGGAAAGGCATTTCTATCTAGAGCAACTAGTAGAGATCCAAACAAAAATGAGGATTTAATCCTTAAAGATTTAAAGCCTAATGGCTACAAGGGAATACAAATTGTCGGCCCTAATTCACACTTAAGAGAGACAAGGAGATAATAAATGGCTACAACATTAGAAATAGTAAGAGGAATTCAGCAAGCAGCATCTCGTGCATATGATGGCTCACATGATGAGAAGATCGTCGGTGAAGACATGGTTGCTAAGATTGGATTACGCCGAGAAGAAGGATGTACGATTAAAGACAGTCGAGTGATTGACGGATTTAATGTAAGAGTGTTGGGGAATACATTTTTTCTGATGTACCACACTGAATTCACTAGTAAGCAGGCTCACAATGCTTCTATGGAATCTGACATAGAACAGACAATGGCAGATATCATTAAGTTCCTTAAGAAGGAATATAAGAAAGTTGCGGAAGGTAGTCTTAAATTGACTCGTCCATCGGAAGTGGATATTAACATGCAGTATATATCAAGACAAAGAGTAAGCGTTGTGGCAACACAAAAGTTTGAACTCGGTGGTGTTGATGCAGAACACGTTGGATTACCTTCCGAAGAAGATCGCCTAGATAAATCAATTAAAGACTTTCTATCTTTAGGCAGAGAAAAGGCTAAGAAGCCAACAAACTATACAGCGAAAAACTAAAGGAGGAAATCGCAATGAAAGTAACAAAAAGTTATATCAAGCAATTGGTAAAAGAAGAATTAAATAAGGTTTTAAAAGAATCTAGAGTATCTGGAGTATTCCGAATTTTTGGAGATGACAGATTAGAATATAACGTTAATGGCAAATTTGGTTCTATTTCAGGACGCCAAATGCCGTTGATCGCAGTTGACGGCTTTGAAAAAGCACAAGCAGGTACTTGGAAAGGCTCGACACCAGAAAAGGCTGCAGCAAATGCAGGTGGGGCGTGGGCTAAAGAATTAGGATTGGCTGCTGAAGATATTGCCCAAGCGCTACTTGATGGATCTATTAAAGTTGTGAGAGAAAGATCTCCGCAAGATACGAGTTTTAGTTATACTGAAATTTGATTAACATTATAGGAACCATATGATATCAAAACAACAAGCCGAGAAAAATTTAAAAGCGAAAAACTAATAGGAGAGCATCGCAATGAAAGTAACAAAAAATTATGTCAAACAATTGGTAAAAGAAGAATTAAGCAAAGTCCTCAATGAAAGCACTGGCAATTATATAAATCTTGATCCCATTCCACATTTAAAATCACTAAATGCAGCAGACGGAGGCTTGGACGAAAAACTTTTTGGCTATGCAAGTTCTAAAAGTAAAAACTTTCAAACAACTCAGACGATTGATCAAGTTGTTAAAGTTGTTAGGGATTATATGAAACTCCAAGGCGTTTCGAAAGAAGAAATCGGAAGAGCCGTTGAAGATTATGCTATGCAATTTGATAAAAGCAGAGACATGTTGGCTTCTTTAAATTTTTACAAAAGAGAGATACAGTCAAAATTATAATTAGGAAACTATGATATCAAAACAACAAGCCGTAGAAGAGTTGATAAAATGTGGCAAGTCTCAAGAATACTTTGTCAATAACTTTTGCCGCATTCCACATGCGGTTCACGGCTTGGTACGCTTTGACACATATGATTTCCAAGATGAACTTCTTGTTGATCTCGAAAAGTATAGATTTAACGTAGTACTAAAAGCAAGACAGATGGGTATATCAACAATTGTTGGTGCCCATATTGCTTGGCTAATGATGTTTCATAAGCACAAGAAGGTTTTAATCCTTTGTACAAAACTTGAGACAGCAAAGAACGTTGTAGTTAAAGTAAAAGAGATGGTTAAGGCACTGCCTGAATGGATGCAGATTGCAAAGATTAGTGTAGATAACAGAACTAGTTTTGAACTTTCTAACGGCTCATGGATCAAGGCTTCATCAACTGCTGGAGATGCAGGGCGTTCTGAAGCCTTGTCCTTGTTGGTATTAGATGAGGCTGCTTTTATTCCAGACATGGAACAATTGTGGACAGGTATCTACCCTACTATATCAACAGGGGGGCGCTGTATTGCCCTCTCAACACCTAATGGGGTTGGTAACTGGTTTCACACCACCTATGTTGATTCCCAGTCAGGAGTCAACGCTTTCAAGCCCACAAGGCTACACTGGAGTAGACATCCAGATAGAGATCGTAAATGGTTCGAGAATGAAACAAAAAATATGAACTCTAGACAAATCGCTCAAGAGTATGAATGTAATTTCAATGCTTCTGGAGAAACAGTCATTGCTCCTGAAGATATTGATAGGATTGATACAATGGTATGTGATCCAAAACACAAAGTGGGATTCGATAGGAACTATTGGATTTGGGAAGAGTGTCAAGATGGAAAGAAATATGTACTGACGGCAGACGTCGCTAGAGGTGATGGTGCTGACTATTCTGTGTTTCATGTGATTGAAACAGATTCAATGGAAATTGTTGCTGAATACAAAGGAAAGCCAAACATCGATGACTTTGCCAACATGCTATATTCCGCCGGTAGAGAATATGGTGGTTGCTTACTAGTCGTAGAGAACAATAATATTGGATATTCTGTCCTAGACAAACTAATTGACTTAGAATATCCCAATATTTATTTTAGTATTAAAGGCTCTAATGAATATATTGAACAAGTTTCTGCTATAGGTAATCCAAGTGCAGTACCGGGTTTTACAACTTCTATGAAATCTCGTCCATTAATTATTGCAAAATTAGAGGAGTTCGTCAGAAATAAACTAATTACTATTAAATCTTTACGTTTATTAAACGAATTGAAGACTTTTGTATGGTATTTGGGAAAACCTCAAGCCATGAAAGGTTACAACGATGATTTAGTGATGGCTCTTGCTATTGCATGCTGGGTTCGAGACACGGCAATCATCGCTTCCAAGAGAGGAGAGGAGTTGCAAAAAGCGATGTTAAATTCTATGGTGTATACAAATACAGTTCTCAATACGAATATCAGAGGACAACAAGGATATAATAAAGCAAATTCAACATTTGATCCTACTCCCAAAGGAGGAGTCGAAGAACATAAACGTAATTTAGATAATTTTAGTTGGATTTTCAAAGGATAATATAATGGCTGACAACAAAAAGAACCCAAGAAACTCGCAGAGTACTCTGTATAAAAGGTTGACTAGACTGCTTTCTTCTCCAATCGTCAATAGACGTTCTCAAATGCAGAGAAGATATAAAAGAGCAGACATGGATAAGTATAATTTCAATTCCGCAATGGGACTGGACTTTAAAAAGACTTCATACAATCCGTATGACAACATGACTGCAAATATCATGGCAAACCAAAATCGTTATGAAAGATATTTGGATTTCGATCAAATGGAGTATACTCCTGAAATATGTTCAGCATTGGATATCTATGCCGATGAAATGACTACTTCTACAATGTTGTCACCTATGCTTAACATTAAATGCGCTAATGACGAGATTAAAACAATTCTCAGCAATCTTTATGAAGAAGTATTGAATGTGAATCTTAATCTTTTTGGCTGGAGCCGTTCTTTATGTAAGTTTGGCGACTTCATGCTTTATTTGGACATTGACTCTACAATGGGTGTTCGTCATGCTATTTCTCTTCCTATCGATGAATTAGAAAGGATTGAGGGAGAAGATAAAACAAATCCAAATTATATACAGTATCAATGGAATTCTGGCGGGTTGACATTTGAAAACTGGCAAATTGCGCACTTTCGAATCTTAGGGAATGACAAGTATGCTCCGTATGGAACATCAGTGCTTGAACCTGCTAGAAGAATCTGGAGACAACTCACACTATTGGAAGACGCAATGATGGCATACAGAATTGTACGCTCACCTGAACGTCGAGTATTTTATATCGATGTTGGGAATATTGCTCCACAAGATGTAGAGCAGTTCATGCAACGTGTAACAACTCAGATGAAAAGAAATCAATTGGTTGATTCATCAACTGGACGAGTAGATCTACGCTATAATCCTTTATCTATCGATGAAGACTATTTTATTCCTACTAGGGGTGGCAACTCCTCTAGAGTTGAATCGTTACCGGGTGGTTCATACACAGGTGACATTGATGATGTCAAGTACCTTAGAGATAAACTATTCTCTGCTTTGAAGATTCCCATGTCATACCTCTCCAGAGGAGATGGGCAAACCGAAGATAAGGCTACGTTGGCTCAAAAAGATATCAGATTCGCAAGAACTATCCAAAGACTACAACGATCTGTAGTCTCAGAGTTGGAGAAGATCGGATTAGTACACTTATATACTTTGGGATATAGAGGCGATGATCTCATATCTTTTAAATTATTACTCAATAATCCATCCAAAATTGCCGAACTACAAGAACTAGAACACTGGAAACAAAAGTTTGATATCGCAGGGGCTGCAACAGAAGGGTTCTTCTCAAAGCGCTGGATTTCAGAAAACATTCTCGGAATGTCAGATGAAGAATTCTTACGTAATCAAAGAGAGATGTTCTATGATAAGAAAATGGCATCGATGCTTGAGAAAGCATCTGAAGAGATTCCTGCATCCGCACCTGACACTGGAGCATCTGGTGGCGCATCTGGTGGAGGTGGACTTGATCTAGGTGGAGACTCCGGTGGTGGACTTGATCTAGGTGGAGATACAGGAGGAGACGCACCAGCAGACTCTGGTGGCGGAGATGAAGGTTCAGATGAAGGTGGGGCAGACTCTGCTCTATTGGCATCGCCCGGTAACAGAAGTAGAGATAAAGATGGTAAAGTCTCTAGAGGTGATGGAAAAGGAAGAAGAAAGGTAAAAGCAGTTAAAGATTCAGAGGCTGGAAGAGCAGCAAGGACAAATAGTACCAAAGCGGTAACTGATCCTGTGAAAAGAATGTTCAAAGATCCAGTAGCATCTATTATCAATACCGTATACGAGTCCGGAGAAAAACAGATTTACGATAAAGAAGAGAAGCAACTATTTAATACTAGTCACGATATAAAAGTGTTACTCGAAAGTATGGAGCCTAAAGAAAAATGAAATATAATAAAAAAAGAAACACTGCGTTTTTGTACGAAACATTGATCTTAGAAATGACTAAGGCAGCACTAAACAAAGACGAGGAAAGAAAGAATATCGCTCTCGATATTATTAAAGAGAACTTTTCCAAAAATTCAATTTTAGATGAAGAAATGGATGCTTATCGCTCCATCTTGGAAACTAAAGGTGTCACAAAAGACTGGGCGAACATGATTCTTCGTGAATCACAAAGAACCTACCTTTCACTGCATCCGGGACATGTGTTCCAGCAGCAGACTAACGTTATCAATAGAGTTAACAAAGAATTGGGAAAAGATACCTTTGGTAATTTTACTCCAAATTATAAATCTCTTGCCACAATTGGACAACTGTTTAGTGTCAAGACTCCAATTAAAACTAGAGTGATCTTGGAAAACAACATCATACAAGAGATGACAAGTCAAGAAGAGACAATGTCAGTTGAGCCGGTTGATAATTTGGTTCTAAAAGTATTCGTTGAAAGTTTTAATGAAAAATATGACAGTCTTTTAGAAGAGCAAAAGGATATCTTATTCAAGTATGTCTTCTCATTTGCGGATGATGGTATGGGTTTGAAGATCGCCATCAATGAAGAAATTTCCAGAATGAAGAAAGTAGTATCAGAAAACAAAACTTCAGTGCCAGAACTGACAGATAAGTTCGAGTCTTTGGGGCTAATGCTTGAATCTTTTTCAAGAGAAGCAATTGATGATAACATGCTGTTCAGGATTCTCAAGACTCAAGAGTTTTGTAAGGAATTAGTCTAATGTCAATTAAAATATTTGTAGGCGAAAAGTCCATCTCTAGAGATGCGAATAAACTTAGAGATTACAAGTTCTCTCTCGACATGAGACAGACGCTTGGAGGAGACTACGTCATATTTGATCATCCAGATATTGACATAGTTGTCATGCCGCAAATGAAAAAGGTTGTCGCTTTCCCAAAAGATAGAATATCAGACATGACTTACGATACAGAGTCCAGACTGTTTGATTTTATGTGCAAGAAAGGGGTTGTCGCCAGAGATTCAATTCAGGGCGGTAATGTCTATGCTTCTTTGCAGGGACTATTTGAGACGCCACCTAAGCCGACAGCGGCAGAAGGAGCAGAACCACAAGATCCTTTAGATCCACTTCAGCCAGTTCTTTTTGTTATTGGCAAGTTCATAGAAATGGAAAAACCTAGATATGAATATATCAAAAAATTAGATGAAGAAGAGGAAGATTATTATACAGATCCCACAGATGCTAGTTCAACTGAACTAGGAGAGGTTCCACATGCAAGAGAAAAAGGAACAATCCGGCCGGGAATCTATTATCAAGCATACATGAACAATAGATTTTATCGGAGATAAAAGATCATGAAACAATTGTTAAATGAATGGAGAGAATATTCCGAACATCACGAACTGTTTGAAAGACATGATTACATTGAGCATGTACTGGGAATCAAGCCGTTACTAAATGAAAGTGGCGGACTCTATTACAGTTCAGAG